ATGACCCTAAAATAGAAAATGATAAGAAAATTATCACAAAAAGTTTAAATAACAATAAAGTTGCTAAACTTATTGATATGGGGTTATTTAATTCTATTACAGAAGATATTAATAGAAATGACTTTACTTATCGTCATCAAACAATGAATACTCTTAGAAGAACTAAGATAGGTAGGAAATTTGATAATAAATTTAAAGGAAATGTCGTTAAATTAGCTAACCAAGCTTACGTTGGCGAAGAGACTGCGTTGTTTAAGACGATGATGCATCTTACACAAGCAAGTGATTTTATTGCTCGATATGCTATGTATAGCCATACTACAGAAGTTAAAAACATGGATAAAGATAAAGCATTTAAACAAATGGTTGAAACGTTTGTGAATTACGATCAACCTCTTAATAGATACTTACAATATGGTAATGATATTGGTTTATTATTCTTTGTTAAATACTGGTTAAGAATTCAACGAGCTACATTTAATATAGCAAAAGAAAAACCTTTAAATATTGGTATGTTATATATAGGTAATACTATGTTAGGTTTGGATATTGAATCAATTATGGAATCTAGTGTATTAGTAGGTAATTTCTTCCCTACCGCAGGTGGGCCACTTAAAGTATTTGATGAAGTACTTATGTTCCCTGGATTAGAGATATTAAGTGGTGAAAGTTTAGGGATTGGTTAATCTTCTCTTACATCTACATCTTCATTAAGAACTCGTACTACTAAATAAGTCATAAATACAACAAATATAACAGCAAGAACTGGTATAGCAATTATGCTTACACCTAATAATGCTACTACAAGTATAGAAAACCCTATAGTAGCAATTATTATTTTAAGTTGTTTCATCAACTTCATCGTTATCAAAGAGAGTATTAGCTGGTGCTATTGTATCTTCTTTAGGTATAGCACTGTCAGTACTTTTATCTAAAATAGTTACTTCTGCTGATACACCAGCATTTTTACCTCTACCTACTGTAATAGTAGTTTCAATGTCAGTATAACTGTCAATGATGTTTTGCTCTTGTAAAAGCCCCCTAATAGCACCATGAATATCTTTATTATTTAATTTAATAATCATAGTACTCCTTAGTTAAATAGCTTTTTACCAGCTGGTTTAGCAGCTGTAGCTGGAGCTGTAGTACCTGTAACTGCTTTAACTCTATTAAGAGTCTTACCAGTATTACGTTCTGCCCATTTAGGCATCATCAATGCTTCTTTAGCATCTTTAGATTTTTCAACTACAGTTAAATCTGTGTCAGGGAAATAAAACTCTCTGATTTGATTTTCATCTCTAGTTTCAGCAGAATCTACATAATTGCCAGTACCATCGTTAACGCGTTTGTTAACTATTTGTTTAAGGATTGCAACTTTAACTTGCTTACCTAGTAAAGCAGTAGCAACGCTTTTCTCGGTAGGTTTTTCTTTCTTTTCATTAAAGTCGTAGACATTAACCATCTTCTTCTCACTAGCCTCAAATGCCTCATTGACATCAGAACCTGTGATTATTAAAGATAGGTTATTAGCTAATGTATAGCCTGGTAAATAGTCTTTTTCACCTTTTTGATTAACATAATGAACTTCTTCTTTACGATTAGTAAACCAAATAGTTTGCTTTAACTTTTTACCATCTTCATTTAACAAAGTTACATTCAAAGAATGAGCTCCGCCTTTTGATTGGTCAAAGTATGCCATATCTATTATAGTTTTATATACGCCAGAGTCCCATAAGAATGAGCCTCCACCTAAGGAAGTTTCTTTTAGTTTTATATCATCGTGCATACTAAATTTGCCCATAATACAAATCTCCTATATTTGTTACTGAGAATAAGAATTTATAGAGGCAGTAACCACCTAAATAAATTATCGGTTGTTCAAACAAGGTGCGGAGCACCTCTCGGAATTAGTAAATAAGCACTTTTTATATAGACTATTTAGCTTACTCAGGCTATAGCCTTGCTAGCCTCTAGGACTAGCGTTCTCCATTTGGTGTGGCTTATCAGTCTAGGGCCGCTTGATTTAACTGACTAACTTGGCTTACCCTTATACGGGTGATCAATCCACCGCTTTTGTAAGTACCACATAAATCGATTTCTAAAAGTTAGGACACATAGTAATGGCAACACTACTTGCAGTACTATTTAATTATATCGTGGGCTTACCTACATGTGGTTCGTCCTACTGGTACATAAATAAAAATTATGTGCCCTAACGTTTAGAAATTATTTATTTCGTCTTTGTCTACCTGCTGTTGCAAGTTTTTGAAATTTAACTTTACCATGCTTTTTTCTACCTATGTGAGCTGCTAATGCTGCACTTCCAACTTTTTTCTTTAATGCTTTGAATCGTGCTCCACTACCTAGTTTAGCTTTAGTCATATTGCTATCTCCTTTAAAAAGCTACATGTGTATTCGATAGTAGCTGGTACCGTTTAATAAATTTAGCTAGGTGAAACCTAAGCTGAAATTCGTTTAAAAGCTTAGAAAAGCCTACCTAAAACCGAAATACACTTTCAGGGAGAACATGTATTTAATTTTATTGTACATGCTTTTCTTTAAGTCCTTGAACTTTATATTGATTTATAAGTTCATCTGTTTTACGATTACGACATCTTTCTAAATAATGATCATAAGAAGTATCATAACTAGCTCCACCTCTATAAGCTCTATTAGCATAATCTTGTGCTAAGGCTTCACAAAGCTGTTCTTTAGTTAATTTCATAAGGACTCATTGGTGGTTTAGGTGATAATCTTTTTTTATCTTCTAATTGTATAAAACTACATTCAATATTAGGTTTAATAGCCCAGAACATTGTAGCTTTTAACATTACTACTTGTCTATCATCTATATAGTAAATACCGTTTAAAGAATCTAATATAGCCTTGCAATAGTTGTCAATGTCAGCATTATTGTCGCAATATGCTCCATTTTTAGCTTCTTTCTTCTTTTTCGACCAAGACTTAGGGATCTGAACATTAAAGCGTAATTCGGCATATATGTTGCCTTCTAGAGGTATAGTCTTAATGTCTTTTGTTATTTTTGCCATATCTTCTTTAAATTGGTTATATTTTTTACCATAGTAAGTAGCCCACCGTGTAACTCTAGGTCTACTAGCAGGTGTTGGATTTATATTAAATTGTACTTTCATGATTTTAGTATAGCATGGCTATCTTTTCTTTCATCACCAAGTAGCCCTATAGGCATAAAATTGAATGCTAAAGAATGTCTTAGATGTTTAGATTTATTTTCCTTAACCTTATGATAAAGCTCACTTGGAAACAATAATAACAACCCATTCTGTGGCTTATAAATCCATTCTCTACTGTTATGTATATTGTATTCATTAGGAACTAAATCAAATCTTTTATTTTCAAAATTTTGAAATATGATGTCACCACTATCAGGTGTAGTTTGTAAATACAATATACCACTCATAAAACAATTATTATGATTATGAAATTGACTATCTTTGGTTGGTTTTACTTGAGTAAACCAAGATGTAGTAATTTTAAAATGATTATTAGTATATTTCATTTCATCCCAAGCATAAGAATAAAACTCTTTTAAAATAATATCCTTTAAAAACTTAAACTTCTTGTTATCTAATACATATAAACCGTTTGAAGTTATTTTTGTAGTAGACTTTTTTGATGTATCAATCATAGATACAATTTTTTTAATATCTAAGTTTAATAGTTTTTCATATATGGCTTTACCAAATACAGGTGTAGTAATTCCAATCATAATCTTCCTAATCTGTTACTTCAAAAGTTGAAACTCTATTATCGTTTTCTAATTTTTCAAGAGTTTCATCTTTAATAGCTTTTGTTATTTCTGCATCAGTAGGATTATTTGGATCTACCCAAGTGTTTTTATATTTATCTGACAGATAAGATTCTTTTCTAATTTCATCAAAATTAAATGTTACTGATACTTGCATGCTATTCTCCCCAAACTTTTGTTTTTTTACCACCATGATATTCAATAGCATGGCCTTCTTCAATAAGCATATTACAGATATCAGTACCATCTTCTGTATATGGAATTGCAAGTATTCGTCCATACTTGCCTTTTCCAAATGATTTAATTACTATAGGGCCTTTACAAATTTCTTTAAGTCTCTCTTTAGCTTTTAAACCTAAAGCTTTTTCAACTAAATTTCTAGTACGTGATTCTGGTGTATCTATTCCTGCTAATCTACATCTTTGTTTATGTAACTTAACATCAAAGCCTAAATCTAAGGTGACATCAATAGTATCACCATCTACTACACGGTCAATGGTAGCTTTATATACAAAGGGGGTTACTTCAGCCATACTATTTCTCCTTTTTGATATTTTTTCTAAAAGCATTGTTAAAGATTTTCCAAAATCCATCTGGATCAAAATACATACTTTTTTTTATTCTTGGCGTAATTCTATTTTGACGCTCTTTTTTATCTTTCAGCGTTTTAAAATGTTTACCAGTTTGTCCTGTATCTTTTTCAATACCCATTACTTATTTTCATTAACAGTTAACCAAACAACTCTTTTATCATCTGATATGTAATCTTTATTAGTTGCTAAAAGTAATTCATTATCTTTTAATTCTGCAACAGCACGCTTGATAGTTGATAAAGATCTATCACCAAAGTAACTATGATGCACTATATTAGTGATACATGTACTATGTGCTGCAGCTGTAAAAATATAAATATCTTTAGCAGTATTAGATAGATTATAACCTTGTAAAGCATAGTTAATATTTCTTTGTACTAACTCTTTTTTACGCCACATAACTTCAAAGTTTTTTAAAAGTTTCATATAATTTCTCCTAAACTAAATTAATAAATTTAACCTCTATTTCCTTATTGGGCTTACTACTAGTTGGATAATTTTCAAGTAAATAAGAAGGAATTGTCTTAACATCTTCTAATAAATCTTGTAAGGTAAAATGAACATCTTTACTAACTATATTCATTAAATAAGGTGATAAGAACCCAGCAATTTGTTCTTTTGTTCTATTTTGATAATACCAAGTATAGAATGTTTGTTTTCTAAGGTTATAAGATACAATCATGATTCTATCTCAACAGATTCAATAACAACTTCTATTTCATCAGTAGAAGGAATTGAATTACCATTAATATCTATAACTCTAAGTAATTTATAGATTTTTTTAGTATCATGTATTTGTTCTAAATCATAATTATGTAATTCTACTAAATCTTTAACTTTCATAACTTTTATCATGTTATGTACCTCTCATAGTGCATAAACCAAAGAGCTATATATACAACACTAACAGTTATCATGCTAAGCATTACATACTCAAGTGCATTAAAAATAAATCTTAAAAATTTCATGTTTTCTCCTGGGTTAATAAATTTAATAATAAAGTATTACCAGTTTTAGTTAATACTTCACGTGTTTTAACAAAAACATCAAGTCTAGCTTGTAGTTCTTTGTCTCCTTTAACTACTGCTCCTAGAATATCCATTGATAGTTCTTTATCTTCTAATTCACCATCTACAAACTTCATTAAGTCTATATCTGAAAATTTTTTAGTCATCGTAATACTCGTGTAATTTATCTAAAATATGTTGTAAATTATTATCAATATAAGTTTCTTGTATATTCCACATTTTCATTGGACTTCTAATGCGTTCATTAACAGTATCTTTTGTTAATTTTGTTTGATATACATATTTATATTCTAATTCTTCTTCTTCATCATTATAAGTTAATAATGGTGATTTATAACCTTCTAATCTTTTTATAGAAAGTTTTTTACAGCCAATAACAGTACTAAAGTAACTCTCTATACCTGTGTTCATAAGAGAACCTTTAACTTTTACCATAGTTTCATTAACCATTTCATTTTCATTAAATATGTCTGAAGTGTGGGCGATAAAAATAATATTTTTGGTTGAATTACCTACATTTTGAGCCATCATATTTTTCATAAATTGGGCATATGCACCCCAAGCTTTCATTGTATTAGTTGATGTTAGTACCTTTGTACTTTCAAACATATCCATAAGATATGTCAGACTATCAACTACAATAGTATGAATTTTTTTATCTTTTTCTACAGATTCGATTGCATCAGGTACATCGGTAGGATCTGTTATAGTGTATTCTTTAAACTTAGATTTGAAAGGTAATTTTTTATTATTTTCACAGTTTAAGTACATTACACCTTCTGGGTTAGCTAACATTTGTAAACTAGCAGATTTACCTGTAGCTGATTTACCACATAACAATACTAAATTATTGTTCATTGTTTATTCTCCTTTTGAAGTATTTTTTTATCAATTGATCTCATAATTTTTGAATGTATCTCTTCTTGACTTATAGGGTCAGTGATTTGATCATTAAAAATTATTAATTTATTAGCAATAGCATCTCTTGGATATCCATTATCCATTAGCATAAAGCCATATCTAATAAGCATAGTTGCTCTATTCCCTACTTCGATTCGGGAAGAGAACCATCTTTCCATATTACTCATACCTTGAGCATCAAGAATTTTTTGTTCTTGTTCTATTGCTTTTTTAGTTTGAGGAATAAATAGAGTGGCGTCTATGAGTTCACCATCGTTGTAATGATATGCTCCCTCATGTGACATCCACTTTCTTGCAATATCTTTTGTTGCTGTGTCACATTCGAAAGGTAACCAGTTAAAGACATTTTCCATGAATTTAGAATAGTCTCTTGGTTTAAGTTTTAAATAATGAGACATTGGAAATATAATTCTAAATCTATTTTGTTTAGTAGTATGACGTTTAGTAGTCGCAAATAGAACTTTGTATTCACTAAGAAGTTCTTTAGCAGAATTTAAACTACATTCACCGTCTATATCTAATATTAATAAATTAAAACCAGGTATAGCTTTTTCACTAGTACGATATTTATCTAGAAAGTTATGTGCAGTGTAATGGTACCCTGGTACACTTACTAACTCATGAAGTCGACTAAACTTAGTTGTAGCGCCTTCAAAGTCTTTAGTAATATCAGTACTATAAGCTACTTGTATCTTATCTAAATTAGTTTCTTTAAGGGCCTCACCTGATAAAAACTCTATGTCATCAATATAACTTTTACGAATAATAATATTATTTTTATAACCCCATGCAACAGCTAAAGATAACATATCTTTCTTTTGTGACTCTGCACCTCTGTAGAAAGGTAATTCTTCAAGTAAGTCTACTTGAGTAAGCTCTTTACCTACATCAGCAATATATCTTGCTAAACGGGCATATGAGCCTTCTTTATTAATAATTCTATTAAAGTGTTTACCTGAGTCTTCTACAAGTTGTATTGCAGCATCTAGATGAACTTGAGTAACATCTTTACTACCCTCTACAAATGCATAAGCACCTGCTAACTTTAAAGCTTTGTAATAACGATGTGATAATTCAGCTTTTTTAATATCTTCATGCATTTTTAACTTAGTAGCTCGTTGTTCACAATTAATTTTGTATTGAAGTAAATGAATAGTGTCTTCTTTAGTTAGTGTTAACACTGTATTAAATTTATTTCTATCAGCTAAATTAGTAATAACTTGGCTAATACGCAATGTATCTTTAACAATATTAGTAGCAGTTAATGCATCATATAACTCTTCTGCTGTTTGTTTTTTAAAATCATTTAGAGTGTTTGTATAACCAAATAACATTCTACGAGCATAGCCCGTTTCAAGCATTTGTTTAAATTCTTCTTCTATCTTACTACCATCTAATAATTTAGTTGGTGTACCAAATAACATAAGATTAGTGGGCGTTTTGCCAATAAGTTCTTCACCACGTTTGTTATCTGAAGTATTCTTTGTTAGTTTTTGTTTTACTTTACCTACATCGTATAACTCTAGGAAAGTATTAAGCATTTCAACATTGCTAGTTAGGTTTGAACCTACCTCATCTAATTCTAGATTCATAGAACCTGCATTAGACATTAGTAATTTGAGTCTCATCTGTTTGACTGCTGGTGCTGTACCACTATCAAAGCTAAATGCTAGTGTACCTAAAGCATCATATTCTTTCTGTACTTCAGACATTGCTTCATCTGAAGTTAAATTAGGGTTAATACTTTGTCTTCTTGCTGCAATTTGTAATAATTCAGCATTGCTTTCACCAGGTAAGACATGATGTAAAAATTTTAATCTAAAGCCATCAATAATATCTTCTTCCATGATATTAGTTGAAAAGCCTTTACCTGTACCTGAAGGCATTAAGTTAAGGACATATGAGTTAACGGGTATTACTCCCCTATCTCTTGTTTCAATGTTACATCGCATCATTGAAGTTACTTTAGATAGATAGTAAGCTACTAATAACCTAAAGAAATGTCTATTTTGAGATTGCGTTTTAGCAACTAAAATATCAACAATTTCTTCAGAGAATTTGAAGTATTTAGGATCTGACATATTAATCCTTTAATTTAAAGGCTTTAGTGTCATCGAATAAGAATCCTGTAGAAGAATATGCACCTTGATTATTAACAATTCTATGATAAACACTTCTACTTTTATTAATATTTAATTTGTCATTACAATATTTAGTTAGTCTATCAAGATTTTTTACATTAGGAAATGGGTCACCTTTTCCACTCCAAATTATACGAATTCGCATTATTTGGTTTTTTGTAAGTCTAGTGTTATCTCGTTTTTTACGAAGAATTATTGGATGAATATTTTTAGGAAATTTTTCATGTAAATGAAATTCTTCTTTGACTTTTTTTATTTTATTACTGTATTTTTTCTGAACAGTAATTTCTTTTTTAGTACGATCAAACCATTTTTTTATGTAATACCACGTATTCATAATACTAATCTCCCTTGTTGGATTAAATTTTGAGCTTGTTTACATATATCAGATACTTCACAATATCTGCAAGCTTTTACTTCGCCAGGTACAGTTACTACTGTCCCTACTCCACCATCATTAGCTAGGCGTACATTCGCTTCATTTAAAGTATCGAAGTTTTTAGTAGCTCTAGCCATTTTGGCAGGATTCTTATAATATTTATATTTAGTCTCAGATTCCCACAATTCTTCTTTAGTGCATTCTGGTAAATCTTCTTGAGGACTATCTTTATATTGTTTTAATAATTTTATTTTTTCAGATATAAAGAACTTAGTTTGCTCTGTGGACCATATTGGATATTCTTTAGTTAATACTCTAGTTTGAGGATAACTTGAATCTCTCATAGCTTGGCTTGCTGACCAATCAGTAAAGATGTATTGGATATGAACAGAATTATCTGTAATCCTATCAGGTACTAGCCATTTATAGATACTTGCTTGCTGTGTATATTTAAGGGCATTAGAATCGAAGATATAGGACCATACAGATGTACTTTTGTAATCTGATACAGTGCCATCTACGATAAGGTCATATTTACCTGAGATGATGTAATCATCAATCTCTTTTTCATGACGTTGTTCTACATAAATAGGTATTTCAC